ATTCTTGAATGCGAACAAATGCAACTAAATAATTACCATTCTCGGCAAGCCGTGTGGCTTCCAAGAATTGCGCCTCCGTCAGCCCCATCCAAGGGCGTTGTGCTGGCTGTGCTGCAAGTTCTTTTCCTCGATGTACCCCACTCATGTACGCAATTGTCAATTCATCGCCGTTGTCAGGCTCTTGTGCTGGCTGTGCCAAGGCTGCTTCAAGGCGCTCGGCTGCGCTGTTGTAGTTTGCGATTTTCATTTCCTCAAGCGCAAGTTTCAATGCTTCTTTCATGCTTCCTCCCATTGTTGTGTAATGCTGCACCAGTAAACGCCATGCGCTTCGGTTATGACGTGACCCTTAACGATGTCATCAACTTGCCCGCCGAGTTTGTAATGCTCACCCTCTTTGATTGACATAAGTTTTTCGTCATCGTTTTGCAGTTCAATTAAAACGTGGCGTTTGCCGCTTTTAAGGGTTCGTGTGTATAGAACTTTCATTCCACCACCTCCTGCTTAGCGGTCAATCCTTCAAGGCGTTTAATCCGTGCCACGTTATAGGCAACAATTGCTGCGTGGTACTCCTGTGCCGATTGGTGGCGCAACTTGCTGCGCTGTGCTTGTACCAGTTCATCTGCCACTAACTCCGCAGGGGTTGGCATTACCCAATGATTGATTAGCCACTGCCATGATTGTTTAATATGGTTCATGCTTCCCTCGCTTTCATCATTGCGTCTGCTATTTCGTAAGCTCTTTGTACCACTTCATGTGCGTACAAGTCGTAGTCTCCAGTTAAAAATCCCTGCATAGCCTTGGCTGCAAAGTAATCACGCAGGGTCATGCCTCCTTCAACATATGCGCCACCATTGGAAAGAACAAATTGTGGAAATGCTGGTATATCGTTCATTTGAAAATACTCCTAGCTAAAACGGTCTTGGTTGGTTCACACTGCACCACGCTCGATGGCTGCGAGTAAACGATGTACCCTGCGATAAACGCAACGGTTGCTACCATGCCGACCATAGTCATAAGGTCAAGGAAGCCGTCCCATAGCCGCTCAAACACAGTAGGCGTTTCTTCTTCAACCATGTCGTCAAGTTCTTGTTGCGTCATTTCGCATCCTCCTCGTCTATTTCTTCGCAATTAACATCGTACATCTCGGCAAGGTTCTTTATCAGGCTAGCAAACGTAACCTGCGCCTCCGCTGCTGTAAAGATTAAGGCATAACTAAGCACAGTTAACTTCATGCCGGGGTCTCTCCCGCTCATGCCCATCACTAACTCTACCTTAGCCTTTACGGACTTAGCCTCTTCCTCGGTAGCACCCTTGGTTCCAATGTTGGGCTTGTCGCTCATACACCCTCCCCGAAGATGTCCTTGAGTTTCTGCATAAGAATCTTGGCTTGGCGTACATTGAGTGTGTCGATGTACTTGTCCATGTCGTCTGCTGTGCGGTGCATGATTAACTGCGCTCGTTTCTCAACAGGGGCGGCAATAGGAGTCATTGGGATTGCCTCAACACGCTCTCGAGCCTTGGTCTTAGTTTTCTTAACCTTCTTCTGACTCTGCGCAAGTGGTGTGTACTCAGCGACATTGGCGTATAGCGTCCCATCGGGTGCTTCTCTAAACAGTCGTTGCCTAACCATTACTGATAGTAGTGATGTGGTAGAGGCTTGTTTGAATCCTTGCGCATCAAGTGCCTCGATGGCGGACTTGCGGGTGCAGCCGGGGTTGTCTCGCACATAGTTAAATGTAGAGCGCGTTACGTTGTTAGTAATGCCGAACCGGTTTGTGAGTGTGGGTGTGGGCGCAGGTGTGGGTTTAGTTTCCCAGCTAGTGATGGCTTCTTGCAATTTTTGTCCTAGTAGTGATGTCATGTTAGTCCTCGTTTAGTATGTTGGTAAGTTCTTCAATAGTCCGCTCAGCCATCTCTAGCCTTTCGGCTAGGAGTACGACCAGTCGGCTCTTCTCGTTCTGCAGGTAGACCTCCCGAAGGAGTTCCTCGTTGGTTAGGTTGTCGTAATTCATAGTCCTTCTTTCAGGTTGATAAAGTCAATCAGGTTGTATTGGTCATCCGTAGCAAAGTACAGCAACTTTTCCGGCGGTGGTTGCGCCGCCATCACTATGTGCCCACCTACCGTAGCCACGGCGAGTACATCTTTAAGCCACTGCGCCATGTGTTCCACAGGGCGGGTGATATGGGTTTTCTTATTCCCCTTCCATGTAGTAAGCATGAACTCACCGCCTTGTTCTTGGTATCTAAACTCCATCATTGCCCCAATCAAATGCAGAGAGAATCTCATCGACCTTCTGCTTGGTTAATACACGGGTACCATCTTCCTCCCGCAGTTCTTTGGGAGTTACTCCGGACAATACCCCCTCAAGCTTACGCCTAGCTTTCTCCAACTCAGGGTCGTTGGTTACATTCATGGCGGTCAGCAACCCACACAACTCCAACGCTCCAGTCACCACGGTGTCGTGGAACACCGCCTTCTTGCCATCCTCATCTACGGTCAAGCGTGTGCTTAGTCGGGTCAGTGCCTCATGCAGTCGTGACCATGAATCTTGGGTAGCCGCAGCCAACTGGTCAGCGAGGCGTTTGTCGTACTGCTCCATTAGTTCTCGCTGTACCTCGCTCTCTACATCTAACCGAAAGTCTCCGGAAGTTGGTAGCGGTACGAACGCAATGTCCATACGAAACCTACGCGCCACCTGATGACGGTCAGGGTATTCCTCACGGTCGAACAGCGTACCCAACTGGAACGCAGCCGCAGCCACCAAGGTCTCGTACTTGTCAAGGAACGCATCCACCAACATCTGAAACTCGTTTTGGTATCTGTTCATCACGCCCTTGTAGTCGAGCAATGACGCAGTAGGCAACAGTCGTGCGCCCCTATCGTTCCAAGGTAGTGTGAGTCTGTAATGCTCGCTACGGGCACGGGCTTGGAACTTCGTCACCGCCTCCAACTCCTTACACTCAGCGAACAGATTCTTGTAGACAGACGCAGCCTTCTTACTGCCTGAACCCTTGGAGAGCGTGACCTCTGCCTGAGTACTCTTGTCCTGCTTGCGCCCCGAGTAGGTAGCGATATTTAAGTCAACGAGCATGGCAGCCCGAGCAACACCTGCAATATGTGTAGTCATGATTTTCTTTCTGGTTAAAACTTATACCGGTATAAGTTAGAGTTTAGGAATTAGTTTCAGCGTGTCGTAGTAGTCTTGGCTCATGACAGTAGTCTTTAGCCATCGTGCATCGAGAGGTTTAATCTCGTCGATGTATTGCATGCGGTCACCCCGCGTACCTTTGTTGTCCCCCTTGTATGTCTGCTCAATGTGTTCGCAGGTATCCAACAGTTTGTATACCGCCTCCAACTTGGCGGTGTCTATGATTAGGGTACGCCCGTCAATATCAAACAAGTGCTTCATCTTCAATCTCCTCAAAAGTTATTTCATTACATTCACACGAATCAATAAACGCTTCTTCACTGGTCAGGCTGTCGTACTCATCACGCAGGGACTTGAACAAGTCTTTCGCTAAGTCATTACAGTAGGTGAGAATCTCTGACTCAACACTCATGGCATCGAACTGCTCCTCCACCAACTCATGCCACTCATCCACATCGAGTTCTTCAAACAACCCTTCGGGCTCGGTGTAACAGAGTTGCTCTTCCAAGTTGGACAGCATGTAGTAGCCGCTACCTCTCCTCAAAGTTACATAACTGCCGTCTGATTTGCATGCTAGGTACGCAATGGGGTACTGCTCATCGAGTTTCATAATCTCCATCCACTCGTACACATACACCTTACCTGCGAACGCAGCCCCATCACCCTGCGAATAGAACCCGCTGAAAACAATGTCGTCCACACGCACCCCCTTGAGGGCGCAGTCAGCCTTGAATTCGTCTTGGATGTATTCCCACCACTCCCATTCGGTAGCGTACCCTGTCCACTTCCAATACTCGTCATTGAAACGCTTGGGGTAGCGTTCCTTTAGTTCTTTAGCGTCCACGGTGATGCCCTCCAATGATTAGTACTCGTACCAAGTCCTCTGTTGCCTCTTTGGCTTCTTGCTCGGTGGCATAGCGGGACTTGTAGTCCAATTCCATAGGTGCTATGTTGTACGACAAGGTGATGCTCCATGTGTCGTCCGTTCGCTGTCTAATAGACGCGACTCTTTCTCGTTGCTTTGGTGCCCACCCATACATCAGCGCATAGGTAGCCACTCCATCGGTACTCCATTTAAGTTCCATATTGCTCTCCAATAAGTAGTGCTGTACAGATACCCTCGAGTTCGGTCTTTGCTTCCTCTTGGGTACGATAGATAAATATCGCGGGGCTGTCCATTGCCTCACGCAGTTTGGGTGCTACGACTGCACGAACCGCATCACCGTAGGGTTGTATCCAACCCACCCGCATATCGTTGATATACAGGTTGCCATGAACGAGTTCCTCTGAGTGGTTCCAAAAGATTTTCATATATTTATGTCCACTACACGGCTGACACAAATAACACCTGCGGTGTATTCCCCGCCTTCGGTTTGCTCGATGTCGTCCGATTCCTCACCGAGGCGCACCATCTCGTAGTTGTACCCTTCGATACCGTCTTCACCTTCATTCGCTAACACACTAAGCATACGCAGGAACGCTTGAACATCAGTGTAGGAGTCGTACCATTTCACATCCACGATGTTGAATATCAACGCACATCCCTCGTCACGCCACTCCATGTTCGCATCGAATAGCGCAACCGTATCTTTGAATGTGGTACCCATCAACACCTTGAGGGTGTTGTACTTATCTTGGTCGCGCTCGTCAGGGTAGACAACCACGGTTACATCTGAACGGTATCCCATATCATTCTCCTAAGTTAATAGTCACACCGTATGGTGCTTTAAGGTCGGTCGTCAACGCCCACATAGTCGGGCAGTCACTACGCCCCCAGTCGCCAACATATCCATCGCTGAACTGGATGATGGCTTGAGGTCGGATGTTCTTCTCACGCAAGTAATCAAACAACACCGCACCATCGGTACCCCCACCCCCCTTGGGCTTGAGGTCTTGGATAGCAAACTGCCCATCCTCGAATGTCTGATGACCTACCACATCGGTGTCCCAATACACCACATGCACTTTGCTTGGCTTGACATCCTCAATCACTCGAGTAGTCTCCGATGCAAACAGCGTCATCTCATGGCTGCCAAACACCGAGCCTGATGTGTCGAACCCGATGACCAACTCGGTCATAGTCATACCCAACATAGTCGGCATGTAAATGTCCTCACTCAGGAACCTACGATTAGGTCTAGCCCATGATGATTCATCACGCCCCGCACAGGTCTCTTGGATGAAGTCACGCAACACTTTGCGCCAGTCCACCTTGGGAGCGAGCAGGTCACCGAACGCACCATCCTCACCCCCCGAACCATTTGCGCTACGCTTCTTACGCATAATCTCGCCTTGTCGCAGGGCACGACCAATCTCATCCTCCATCTCTTGCTCGGTAGGTGTGCGACCATCGCCATCCCAATCATGCTCATCGGTACCTTCCTCACCGCCATCCTCATCCTCTTGCTCGAGGTCGGTAAAGATTTGCAGCACTGACCAACCCTTGTACTTAGGCTTAGGTTTAATACCAACCTTGGGCATCTTGACAAAGCCCTCACCCGCATCGGTATCGTGCAGTACACCATTGACAAAGTAGTCAGCAGCCACATTCGCAAGTCGAGCGTTCGTGTTGTGCAACTCTTTCCATACAGTCAGGTGTCGGTATGCTTTGTGTGTCGCCTCGTGCAATACAAGGAAACGCAACTCGGCATCGTCTGCCATGTTCTCTTCAATGAACTTGGGGTTGTACTTGACATTCCACCCATCGGTACAGGCGGTCGGTACCTCCTCGGTCACGGTCACTTTGCCACACGCTAGCACCCCTGCAAATACGCAGAACTTTTTGTGCTGCATCACAGCGATGTGGGCTTTCTTGATTCGGTCAGATACATTCATAGTGGTCTCCATGCAAATAAATCAAAGGCTAAAACGATAACGGCTAAAACATATATTGATATAAGTATTAGAGTGAAGGGTCTCATGATGTCCCCTTCGCTTCGGCTTGTTGCCTGCGATACACAAAGTCGGGTAACTTGGGCACACCCAGTGCTTTCTGCGGATGCCAAGTTTTATGTAGACGGACGATGGTGCGCCCGTTTGAAGTGCGTTCAGTAATCAACATGATAGAAATCCTTAGAAGAATTTGCCGAGTTTGGCTGCGGCTGCGGTGAACTTACGGTTCTTACACGCCATGCCCACCTTGGCTTTGTTGGTAGCCACGGACATAACGAACAGGCTGTATGCCTCGAACGATTCCACACCCATGCGGTCGGCGTACTCCATCACCGCATCCATAGTCGTCTCGGTCACACGCCCCGCCAACATGAAGGCAAGAATGAACAGCGCACCTGCACCATCAGGCACCTTGGCTTTATCGGGTGACTTAACGATGGTCTCGAACATGGGCAACTGGTCAGCAAGATTCACCAACGCATCCATCTGCCTAGCGGCTGCTTCACCTACCGTACCCGCCAATGCAGGGAGGGTCGCTGCGCCCAGTACATCACGCTGACTCACGATGTGACCTGCCTTAGCAAGTGAGCGAGGTGAACAGAACGCCTTGGTGTTACCAGTCAGGGGGTTGAAGATGTAGGGGTTCTTCACCTTGGGGTCGAGGTCGGTATAACAATCGAATACCTCGGGTGTCTGCTTAGCAAACACAATCACCTCGGGTGCTACGCCATTGTTGGTAGCCCACGGCAGCCATTCATCAAAGGTCGGGTTACTTATATCCACCACAGTCATACGATTGAACGCATGGGCAGGGATGTTGTCACCCACGCCATCGGTGTCTTTGTTGGTAGTGCCGAACACAAAACTACCCTTGGGCAGGGGTACATCCCCAATGCGATGCTCCAAGATTACAGGCAGCAGCATATTCATCACAGGTCGGCTCGCCTTACCCAACTCATCGAGCATGAGTACGACAGGCTTTGTTTGGTCACGCCCCACACCGAACCGAGTATTCGGTGCATACGATGTGGTCATGTTGTCTCGGTCGATGACAGGCATACCCAAGTCACCGAGGTCGAGGTTGGCTACATCTATGTAGCAGATATGGTAGTCAGGGAGATTCTCACGCATCACCTCAAGGATGCTTGACTTACCGATGCCGGGCTGACCACGCAGCAGGATTGTGTTGGTGGTGCCGATTGTGCAGACCATGTTGGCTGCTTGAGATAGAGTTACATTCATGATAAAAGCCTTGTATTAAATATAAAGATAGGAAAGTTATAACAGGTATAAGTTTAGAGTTGGTCTGTGTGGGTCACCTCCGTTGCTATGGTGTCGTACATAAGTCGTTTGTAATCCTTCATGATGCGTGACCACGCACCCTTGGCATCGTCAATCTCCACCCACCCAAGTACATTGTTCGGGTATGTGCCTGACCACCTACGGTCAGCCTTGGCTTTCTGCACCACGTTCACCCAGTTGTCAGCGTGTTCGGGGTCAGTCAGGTCGGGGCTATTCATGTGCCCTGCGCTCCACTTCACTTCCTCAAGGGGAGCCGTTGCGTACAACAAAGGAAACATATCCTTGAAACCCGAGGTCTTGATACCCTCCATGAATTCCTTGCTCTCAGCCTTGTTGATGCGCTTGGCTTGGAAGGTTCGTGCAGGGGTCAGCAGGTTGCCCAACGCATCGAATGTGATGCCATCGTAGTATGCGTACCCATTGCACACTGTCTGACTGATGCCCATTACAACCTTGTTATATATGCTGAGCCGATGCGGGATAAATTTACGGGCTGCTATTCCCAACTGGGTCTTGGTGGTCATGGAGTTCACCCACCCATTGCAATGCACAGTCAGTTTGCCATCGGGGTACACCCTGAAAATATCGCTACGGTGAAACACCACCGCCACATGGTCGCCTCGGTCGGCTACCCTGAATTGGCATTTGCTGCGTCTGTCTACTGGCGCATCGCCTTTGTATTGCCCCTTTGAGTAGGCATGGATGCGAATGTGTTCTTTGATTTTGTCGTACGAGTTCATGATAGAAATCCTTAAAAAGTTATACCGGTTATAAGTTTGTTGCGTTTTTTGTAAAGTCGGTCTCTTGCAATGGGGGCAACTCCATCGCCTCATTCATCATTGCCCACACATCCTTCAAAGACTCCATGTCCTCTGAGCCTGTGCATGGTGAGCCGTACCCAGTCGGCTTGTTGTCCTTGCCATAGCACACTTCCTGTAAGCAGTACCAATCTTCGCCACCGTTTTGTGACTTGGTATTTACAATGCGGTAGTTCCATGTGAACCCGCCGTCATCATTTAGTTCGTTTAGTTCATCAGTCATATCATGTCCTCTTCGGGTTAAGTTGTTTCAACATCTCAGGGTCGGTGAAGAGCATATAGTTGCTCTTGTTCATGGGTGCAATCGTGTGCTTGACACGCTGCGCCAGTTTCTCCCCACACTCAGCACAGGTGGGGCGTAGTGCCTTGGCTCTCTGTGGTTCTACCCGCACGGCGTAGCAGCAGGTACAGATTGGTAGGTATCGCTCGTTCATTCTGCATCCTCCACTTGTTTGACATTGATAATGTCCGAACTACCCAAGCCGTAGTTCACAGGGTTGTATTTTTGCCAAGCGAGTAACTCGGCTTCCTTGCGGTTCTCCGCTTCCACAAACACAATCGTCACTTCGACACGCTCAATGGTTATTTCATACGAGTTCATATATTTCTCCAAAAGTTATAACAGGTATAAGTTATTCCGACTCATACCCAAGGGCGGCTAATACTTCTAGCCGTTGCGCTGCCAAGGTGAACGCTTCCGCTATCGCCTTAGCCAACTCGAGGGGGGTATGTCCTGCGTTTGTACCCCCTGCACCATACGAGAAACTTACTCGCGGTTTGCCTGTGTGGTCAAAGTCCACACCAACTCGGCAGATGCCACTGGTCGCCCAATGTGTGTCCGAGTGATACTGATATGTAATCTGCCCCAATACCTTGCCGTGGTCGAGGTAGGTGTAGTCGTCTGTCTTTTCGTATACATGTGCCATGATAGAAACCCTTATTTAAAGTCGATTGCGAATTCGTTGCCGTTAAAACTTGCCTCTATGTTGCAGTACAGCATTTGTTTCAGTTGCTCTACCACTCGGTCAATGTCCCGCGCCTGATACCCATCGTCCCCACGGACAAACAAAGTACCGTTGCAGAAGTACGCACAGTCGGCTATGACTGCGTTGATGGACTCCAACTTGTCCAAAACAATTTTCTCTAGTCCCATGTTCATTCTCCAGTTGCTACAAAATCAAGTGCCGCCTGAGACAGCCCACGCCATGCGTCTTGGTTGACTAGGGTGTAACCTTCCCATGCAGGGGCATCGAGTTGCTCCACGGCATACTTTGTCATGGCTTCAATCACGAACGCCAACGCCAAGGGGTCGCTGTCAATAAACTTTTTAATCGCCAAGGGTTTGTTCACTTTACGCATATCAGTTCCTTTTGGTTATGGAAGTTATACCAGTTATAACTTACCGCAGAGGGCACGGAAATGCCCAATGCGCTAAGCCCTCTTTTAGTGAGGACTGTCGC